TTCAGTACAATCTAATCCGTTTGTTTCTATGTCAAACGCTAGATTAATACTACCCGAAGTCTGTAGTCGGGTCGAAGTCGGACGTAACTTCATGTTCGGTGAAGGTGCATGTTCGTAGGTCATAGATCAGTTGGTTAGCAACACCTACCTCTCCGCTGTTTCTATTTTTTAAGACACGGACAGTAGTGGTGTTCTGTTTGTTGGGGTCTTGTTGGTCACGTTCGAGGGCAATGACTGTATCAGATAACTGTGCAATAGCAGCAGATCCTCTCAGTTGTCCTAGTGTTACACGTGCTCCCTCCTCATGATTCTGGTCTGACTGAGTACGTCTGAGATGTGATACAAGAAACAATGTGATACCAGTACGTTCAACAAGTGAGCGTAGCTTGGTCATCGTTTGGTCAATCATACGTCTCTCATCTCCTTCTAATCCACTCAGCAATATACTGAGGTGGTCAAGGAAAATAACACGACATTCCAATCCACAGGCAAGGTATTCGATCCTACTGTAAATTGTGTCAGGGTCATAGCTGCCAAAGCCATCGAACAAGAAAAGATTCCAATTAGCAATAGTACTGTTGTAGGCGTGTTCGAGTTCTGCTCGTTCATATTCTTCAAGATGATAAGGTTTACCGAGCTGTGAGGACATTAATCCGAGAGCCGTCCTACGGTTAGATTCTTCAAGTGCCAAGTAACCGATTCGTTCTTGTCTGTTGAGAAGATGACTTGCAAGAACCCTACAGAAGCTGGATTTTCCTGTACCAGATCCTGAAGTAATTGTGATAAGTTCTCCATACCGTATGCCGTGCAGCTTGTCTTGTAATCCTTGAAATGGGTAATCATGGTCAGCGGGTGGGGTGGGTGTGGTAATTAATTCAAGTAATGATTTCGCATCAACGATACCGTCTGGTCTGTATGTTTTTGCATCCCAGATTGCACGTCTTACGGCCTCATTATCTCCTGCTTGTAGTGCTTCGGAAGCGTCTTTGTACTTCTCAAGCCTAGCAATTTTAGCTTTTCCAGGGGGTAGTAGCTCTGCACATTCTTGTGCTGCCTGTCTACCTGCCTCGTCATTGTCAAAGAATAATACAACCTCTTCATAGTTCTGAAGTAGATCTAAGACCCTCTGTAATGACTTCTTTGCAGCCTTAGCTCCATTTGGTATGGATACATGTGGCCACTTGGGTTGTGCTTCCCATCCAGAAGCTGCATCGAGCTCACCTTCATATATGGTAAGTCGAGTACCTTTATCTGGGAATAAATTTTGCCCAAAAAGTTGATGGTCAGTGTTAGTACCTTCCATCCAAAAGTCTTTATCCTTAGTTTTGACTTTTGCTGCACATACCTGACCAGTTTTAGTGAAGTAGTGCATCCGTAATGTGTCTCCATCTTTGTGGATACGATATTTACGGCAGGTCTCCTCTGATAGACCTCTTTTCCTAAGTTTTACAGGTTCGCCTTTTAACATAGTAGTTTTGGCCTTGACGATGGTGGTTTCGTGTAGCTCCCCGCTACTAAAGTGGTTACATACAAAACAATAAGTATGTCCATCATCATATACGGAATTACCGTCTGACGAACCGCAATTAGGACAGCTGGTGTGATATAAGAATGTTGATTCATCTGAGCCAGTCAACTGGGATTGCATAGTAAGCACACCAAGGGAAACCGTTCTTTTCTGCCCATTTTGCGTATGTAGTTTTGGAACGTTTGGAAATTTTATTGTTAGGTGATTGAAATATTATACGAATGTCTAAGTCTGGGTGAGATTCTTTAACTGCTTTCATCTTACGCCTCTGATCTGGAGGAAAGTAACCCTTAGCTTCGAGGTATATATCCCCAACCTTGAAGTCAGGGATGTAGTTTGCCTCGATAAGATAAGGTAGTTTCTCAGATTCATACTGATAAGGCACTTTCATCTGATCTAACAAGTCAGCAACTTGCTCTTCTAAATGACTACGCATTAGAAGTCGTCAACCTCTACTGAGGCGGGAGTACCAGCTGCTTCAACATTAGGATCTTCAACCTTAAAACCACTGGTAGCACCAAATAAATCTGCTGCATCTTCAGCTGACATGTCTCCATTGTCAACTACACCAGCTCCATTGTTAAGACTAATGACTTGTACTGCCTTTAGTTTCAATGATGTACCAATGTCACCGCTTGGAAGTACATAAGGTTTTTGGAAGAAAGCTATCTTAACTTTACTACCGCTGTATATTGGTGTGTCTTTATCTTTGATCTGTGTTCCTTCTGTGTCAACAACAACAGGGATAACCTTGTCGCCATCTCTCCAGCTGAAACGTATGTGGTATGTACCTTTAGTATTGTCAAGCTCTTCCCAAGGCTCAGGCTTTACAGTAACCCTCTTAGGGTTCTTTGCCTTGCTTCTCGCCCATTCTAAGGCAGAGATACGCTCCTCTTCAAGTTTAGATACAAGCTCTTCTTTAACAAGAGCTGATAGTTTGTAGCCCCATTCCCCTGCTTTTAAGATAGCTTGGAAGCCATCTAAGGTTACAGGTTCGGGTGTTACATAAGTGTGGGCCATGTTTAACAGAAAAAATAGGTGGAATTTGAAACAACTTTGGGATCTAGTGTTCCAATGATTGGCGGTGGCTCCGAGGCGTTGATGGTTTTGGCAAATTCTGACAGCCAACACTTCTCGGAAAAGATATTGGAGTAGGTTTCTCGCACAAGGCGATTGAGTGTTCCCATGTCTCCTGCTCTGCAAAGAACAGAGTCATGGATAACTGTGAATGGTTCATCAAATTGATTAAAAGATCTGTGAAGGATCGAAGCATCGAATGAATGAATATAATTTGGGGCAGTGCTAGACTTATGTTTAAGAGGACTAGGTGTGCTTCTACCTGTAGGTATTCTTACACTTGTACGTCCTAATAACTGCAGCTCCATCTGTTGTGTCTCGATGTCATCTCTTTTTTGATTGACAACAAAACCAGATGGTGTAACCCACTCAACTTCTTTAGCACCATCTCTGATGTAAAGTCCGACATGCTTTTTTATCCATCGCATCACATTCATTGGGCCAGGCACGATACTGTCCATACTACTGTAAATAGCATTGACAACCTGTGTTAACTCATCCTTTGTAGGATTGATACCCTTTTCAAGTAATGCCTCACGTATGTACTTGCGACTACTATCCTTAGTAGCATTGTATGGTATGGTCATAACCGTGCGTTTGCACACGGATCTGTTCATCCAAGGGTGCATGTAATCTGGGAGAAACTGTTTAGCATTTTCAGCTACTGCTTTGTAAGCATCACTAGGTTTATCACTAGGTACTACATTAACAAGTTCAGCTGTGCTTTTGTCAGCTGCCAAGGCAGCGAGAATCTGTAATCCTGAGCACGTGGCATCAACGGCCACCATTAGACCTGTAGTAGGTTTATCTTTAGCAATACAACAGTGGTAGTATTCATGACAGCTTGACATAAATTGCCAAGGCTCGTCTACCTCTTCCCATTCAGATAAATATCTAACTGGGTCAGTGGCAACTTTAGTGATAAGCTCGGTATTCTCAGACACCCATTGATGTCTGTCCTCTAGTGTACTTTTATCTAAACCATAAGTTGTGGCTACTTGAAAAGACAACCATAACTCTGCTTCATCTGTCACACTAGACTCATCAGCAAAGTTTAAAATAGCTTTACCAAAGTCTGTATCTTGAGGTGTGAGGAAAGCTGGGATGGGGTATGCTCTTCCCCTGTAGTCGAAAGACCAACATAGGTAGAACGACTCATCTTTAAATTTCTCAGCTGCCTCTAATTGTGTTCTGGTTCTGACTGATCTTTTAAAATTGATACGGTCAGCATTGTAAGCCTCAGCCATAGATCTTCTCCATGACAAGTTAGACTCAGCATTATCATCAGCATCAGCAGGACGTGATGGTTTGTAAGCTGGAGCTATAGGTATAAACTTACCTATTACTCTACCTCTCAACCTCATCTCCTCTGCTACTTCCAGTACATGACGATTTACACAGTACTTCACCCGCTGTAACTTGTTTAAGAAGTTAATTGGTGCTTTCCCGTGTTTAATGATGGGGTTAGATTTTCTTGTAAGATCATGACCTCTCATCATACGATTAGTTAAGTAACCACCGTAGATAATCTGTCCTTCTTCATCGTATCCCCAGTCATCTGGAACAACGAGCATTGGCCAAGGTATTCCAGAGAATAATTCAGCTGTTTTGATTAGCTCGTCACGCTTTGTCTCGAACTCAGGTGTGGGTACAACCTTGTATTCATAACGTTTGCGTTGGGTCTTACGTTTGTTGATGGTAAACCAGCCTGTTGATTCCATTACAGAAGTCAAGCCCCATCTACCAAGAGATACCTTAGTCTTTGTACCCCATGCTGGCCATCGTATGTCATGCTCACCAAATTTCTTGCTGGCAATAACTTGTTTCTGCATAGTGCCACAAGCATCATGAAAATACTTGTCACTAATGTAGTGCATAAGCCCTGGGTAATTATGCTTATACCATCTAAACTTACACTCTGTTTCAAGTGCAGATCCAATGGCAGACATAGTTGGAACGAGTAAATTAGCTTGTCTTTTAGTACTAAATACTCTGTCAAATGTCACCTTTAGGAGGATAGTGGCAATGGCCAGTGGTTCTAAGTCGTCAAGATACAGGGAGATCTCTTTATAAAATTTACCTGCCTGCCCTTTACTCAATCGGTAAAAGGTATCTTCAACGGTCTTGATTAAGTACGGTAGTGCTTCTCTGATTGATGACACCCCGTACACGCTTGCGGAAGCGTAGGATTTCCCTTCTAGTTTCTCTAAAGAATCGTGAAGTCTTTGCTTCCCACAGCTGATTGCCTCCTGCTCTAGGAGAAATTGTCGGTGTAGGTTTGTATGCGTCACCATAAGCGAGAAAAAGTGAGTATTCGTAGTCATCGAGACGGTCAATTTGGCGTTGTGTCAAATTAGTCATCGTACATTTTACATTGTTGTTCATAAGGAAATACTTTACAGTATTCCTCCATGCTAGTGAAGCATTGCCAATTCGTCAAGTAAAAACCTAACTCATGTGCTGCATTACGTTTGGTTGTGAGCTGTCCTTGAGAAGCTAGTATAACTAAGAACTTATCTATTGTTGGTGGCCCACACGGGTCAAGCTCAAGGCTGACCTCGCCTGTGTCATCATCAATGTAGTAACCTAGTCGATCTAAAATCTCAGATAAGTCATGTGGATTTAGTGTCATAGTAGATCATGTAATGTGTCAAGGATTGCATTACTGGTCATAACTACATAGTCGCAGTCATTCATCAGTAAATTCTTCATGTATCGTTTGGCAGCTATACCTTGGCGGTATGATCTCTCTTCGATCTTGCCATTGGGCTTGATTGCCCTAACAACGCAGACGTAGGAGGCGGGCAAATCCCAGGTGAGAGCTGCCTCGTGACCCATATCGAATGTCACTTCGGTCAATTCATCAGTGGCGTTCCATCTGTTGAGTTCTCGTATGCGATTTTTAAAAGGGTCTGACTTTGCCATAATGAATAGAGTCGTATTGATTTGTGTGCAGGTGGTGGTGTGTTACGGCCTAGGTGTGCTACGAAAGCAAAGAACCCTAAGCAAACCCATGTGAATAGGATGCCATTTAAGCCTGCTCTCATACAAGCTCCTCGTCAAAGCGTTTCATAGCAATCTCAGCTTGCTGTTCCTCTGATAGGTAGGGGAAGGCTGCCTTGACCTCTTCGTAAAGGGTCTCAAGCCTTTCTTGTGCGTGTGGTGTACTCATTAGCAGATAAAGTGTCCGCTACATGAGAACGACCATCTGAATGGATACATGTCACCGTATTCTTTGGCAACACGTTTGTCTATGATCTGTGCTATTGCGTCCCTGTCTTGGTATGTTAGACAGTCAGCAACATTGATGTCCTTGGTACGGTGGAGCTGCTTGTTATGCTCCTCCGCTTGTTTCATGAGGTCATCATATTCCATTAGTTGAGATCCTCCTCTTGCTTGAGTGTCCTGAGTTGGTGTGTCTCAATCTTGAACTCTTCGTCTGCAGCTGGTCTGTCCATCATGCGAGCGAGCCTACATAGTACAGCCTCTTTGCTGTCGAATACGCCTACAACTATAGTATCGTAGGTGTAAGGACTTACACGTATGATTGAATAAACCAAGGGTTCATCAGTAACATCAAAGGTCTTGATGTACTTGTCACCGATGGGTTGAGTGATGTTTGTTTTGATGGAATTAGCCATGTGATTGGAGCCAGATAAGGGAACGTTGCATAGTGTCGGGGTCATCACCGAACTTACCGAAGGCTACGTTGCATGAGTCGCAGATGTAACCTCTGAACTGGTCGGTCTTGTGGTCATGGTCTAGTACCCATTTTGTAGTATGCCTACCACATGCAGGGCAGTCACCAGACGAT